TTCTGACCATGAAAACCTCGCAATTTGAGGCGGTAAAAGTCGCCTTAAAACAGGACAAGACGGGTCATGTTTTGACCTTGAGCATTCACCCCGACGAAGTACCAGACGAAATTCTTCGAGACTTCGTTGGGGCGCGATATCAAGTGGTCATGGTTCGCCTTAATGACAACAACACCCCCATGGATCGAAATAAAGAACATGGGGATGCGGTTCAGTTGGCTGGAATTTTGTGCAGAGAAATTGACTTCCATAGATTTTTGCACGAAGCAGGTCAAATCATGGAGGCCACGGAAAAAGATACCGTTGAGTGGCTGAAGGAAGAACTCAGCATAGCCTCCAGGACGGAATTGAAGTCTAACGCACAAGCCGCAAAACAATTACGAACTATCAATGAGGAATACAAAGCATGGAAACGAAAAAACTAATCCCCTACTCGGTTCATTTGCGAGAGGATATTTACAAAAAACTTAAGTCTGCCGCAGGAGAAAGGAAAGCATCTTCACTGGTCAGGGATGCCATAACCATGATCATTGAGGGCGACGATGAGTTTAACTCTGGATATAACAAAGCCATCAAAGATTGCATTTCAATCATAAGAAAAAACCAGGAAGCAAATCTGGTGGCCGTTGATGGTGATTCAATTGCAGAAATCCTGGTGGAGAAAATTTCAAATCTTGCAATCAAACCCAAGGCAAAAAGGTCATAAACCGAAGGGAGTTGTAATGATCAATCGAGGCAAAGAGCGGCAGGGCAAGGTCAATGACATCCAGATCGGCGGGCGGCACTATAAGCAGATGAGCATTCAGCCGTGGGATGCCATCCAAGATTGGGGATTGTGTTACTTCAGTGGCAACGTGGTGAAGTACGTGGCTCGGCATCGGGACAAGGGCGGTGTTGAAGACCTTAAGAAAGCCCGCCACTATTTGGACAAACTGATTGAGCTTATGGAGGGGAAAAATGATTGAGCGTGAGAAAAAACTAACTGACGCCATAGCATGGATGGGCACACGTTGGGTCTTGCATCCGGATAACCGGATTCAGAAACTAAAGCAACCGCTACCGGCTGACCGCACGATGGAGCCGAAGGTATTGAAGGGGGTGAGGAAATGAGCGAGAAAAACGGAGGACCGGCGTTTCCGCAGTGTAGCTATAACCTAAAAGGTGGGTATGACACAACGGGGGGCATGACCCTGCGGGACTACTTTGCAGCAGGAATGGTTCCGACCATTTATAAGTCCGCTATTGAAGAAGCAGCGAAAGGATCTAATCTTTTTTCAGATGACCAGTGGAGAGTTGGACTTGCACTTGATGCCTATGCGATGGCAGATGCTATGCTGAAAGCGAGGGAGCAATGACCGATCTAGAGATAGTGACCGCGTGCGCGAAGGCGATGGAGTATGTACCGGAGTTAAATGAAACCGGCACTGCAGTCTATTGCAATCGGCATACAGGAATAGGTTTCCAAGGAAAGCCAATCCGCTACGGCGGCTTCCGCTACAACCCCCTAACCGACGACGCGCAGAACGCCGCGCTGGATGACGTACTGCTGAAGCATGGGTGGTATGAAATGTGGCGCGAAGGGTTTTCGTTTTCATGCGCGGAATCTTGCTTTAATTACCAGCTTGACGCCGACATGACCGTTGTAGCCAACCGCCTCCGCGCCCGGTGCGAGTGCGTGGCAATACTTGTGGAGGGGGTATGAGCGATAGTCCGAAGACCGATGAACTTCTCGTGATGCGCAATTTAAGATGGGATCAGTTGCAAAATCACGCCCGCACCCTCGAACGCCAGAACGCGGAACTGCGAATTGCACTACAGCACATGCTTGAAGTGTTCGCCAAGCCGCACAACGAAACGCTGCTTGAAGTCATTGCCGCCCGCGAAGCCATCCGGAGGGCCGAAGGATGAAGCTAACTGCGCTATTTGCTGCATTGCTTGCGTTATCGGGATGCTCCGGAGAGATGAGCAATGACCAGTGCTTGAGGCGTGAGATTTTTAAGGAATGCCTTGCCGGCGTCCCCAAGGGGCCGACCATAACAGGGATAAGCAGCGATTGGGATGAAGTCGTGAACGCATGTGGTTCGCAGGCGTACTACCTTGCCTTGCGCAAAAAGGATCAAATCAAAGCGGAGTGCCGCGTATGAACCCGCACATCATCATCGAGAAGCGCCCGCGAGACTGGCTAGTGTCTGCGGCTGTCGTGTGGGTGGAGTGCGTGGTATTCGTGGCAATCGGCTATTTCGGCAGGCCGGTTATTCAAGCTTGGATTGGAGGGTGAGCATGGCAAACATATCAAATACGCTAGGACCATCAAGCATTACGATTCAATCGCTGGTCACGATAAGGCCAAACGGTGTGATTGAGTATGGCCCCGACTACACGCCCGATGCAGCGGCGAAGGTGTTTTGGGAGGCGCTTGGGAATTCTATGCCTGCGGATAGGAAGCGGGTGGGCGAATTGCAGGCCGAAATCTCCCGCCTGACCGAGAACCAGTTATTGCAGGACAGCGCAACGGCTGCGGTGATGGAGCGGGCAGAGAAGGCAGAGGCCGAGCTATCCGCCCTCCGCAGCCAGCCGCAGGGCGAGCCGGTTGGCAAGGTGGTTACGATAACAGGAAGTGTGCATGACATAGCAATGATCGAATGGACTTCGGAATACAGACCGACTGTAGGTGATCTGATTTACGCCGCCCCTCCTGCCGATGGGGTGGTGGTGCCGAAGATTGTCATTCAAGCGTTGCGGGATCGCATAGCCATGGCATACGGCGATCTACCGAAAGACTGTCCTCCGGGGCCGCCTACCGGAATCCTTGCAACTCTGGACGCACTGCTTGCAGCGCCGAAAGGGGGCGAGTGATGCCATACGCAATTAAGGGGCCGGATGGAACGCTTGTGCATGTAGAGGTCGATGAATCAAAAGAATTTACATGGGATCAATTCCGTGCAGCCACTGGCAGCATGACTGATGAAGCAGGGTGGAAAAAGCAGGGCTACACCTGTGTACCCGTCACCGTGAGCGAGGGAGAGGTGGAGAAGTTGCTGGTGGAGTGCTTGTACCTTTTGAACGAAACCACCGCATCTTGGCCCCAACGGCAAGCTCGACTTGCTGCCGAGATCGATGCTTACCTGAAAGGGAAGCCATGAGCATACACAAAATGCCGCTTACGGTGCTAGAAGAAGATGGGTTGCACACGCACGGACTTCGCGTTGGCGAGCCAAGTCAGTTATCGGACTGCTTTCGCCTTGGAATGGCTTGGGCTGTCAAGTCCACGGACTCCCAACTCGCCGCCCTGCGAGCCGACCTCACCGAGCAATGCCGCCTGAACGCGATGGGGCAGGAGCGAGAGGCTAGGCTGATGGCCGAGGTTGCGGAGTTGAAAAGGCAGCTGGAACTTCCTCCAGACCTGCCCACTGCCCTTCGATACTGGATGAGAAGAACCGAGGAAGCCGAGCGCAAACTGACAGAGGCAGAGCGCAACGCGCTGGAGCGGGCGGCGAAGGTGTGTGAGGAACGATCAGAGCAACACGCTTTTGATATGAACACATCATGGCAAGCGGAAGAATGCGCCGAATTTATCCGCGCACTGATGAAGGAGGGCGGAGCGCAAGCATGGAGCGGCGAAGTCAGCGTTTGGGAGAGTGAGAAATGACCGACAAACTGAGCAGCCTACCCATTGGATGCCACTCCCGGAGGCTCCGAAATGACTGACGCAACACAACCTCTTTGTGTGGTGTGCCATTCGGACTTCCTTATACTTTGTATTGCAGTATCCCATTAACGATCAGGAGATGACATGAGCAAGCCAGAATCAATCAAGATTGATGACGTTGAGTATGTTCGCAAGGATGCGCAGAATAAATGCGAGGGAGACATAAAAATCGTTGTTGCGGATCGCGGGTTTGTCTATATTGGGAGGGCGGAATTTACGGAGGATATTGTTATCCTACGTAACTCCAAGAACCTTCGTGTGTGGGGAACAACGAAAGGACTTGGAGAACTTGTTTCAGGCCCGACAGGCAATACCGTGCTTGACAATGTTGGAACTGTACGCATCCCCATGCGGGCGGTCATTAGCGTAATTGATGTGGAACAAGTCAAGTGGTCATTCATTTAACGCTTGACGGCTCCGGCTACGGCTCCGGCTCCGGCTACGGCTCCGGCGACGGCTACGGCTACGGCGACGGCTACGGCTACGGCGACGGCGACGGCTCCGGCGACGGCTCCTGCTACGGCGACGGCTCCGGCGACGGCGACGGCTACGGCTCCTGCTCCGGCGACGGCTCCGGCGACGGCGACGGCTACGGCGACGGCGACGGCGACGGCTACGGCTACGGCTACGGCTACGACTACGGCTACGGCGGCGGCTACGGCTACGGCTACGGCTACGGCGACGGCGACGGCTCCGGCTACAAGCAATATAAAAAATATTAGGGGATCACATGAACTTCAAGCTAAATGTTTATTGGGTAAAGTATCAGTGGGAAAAAGAGGGGAAGTTTGAAATTCATTCGGTGTTGTTTAGAGATACAAGTACACATCAATTCGTAAAAGAATTCGATATTGAGGTTTATATACCGCAGGACTTCAAGCCGCTTGATCGCGCTTTGCAAGAGTTAAGAGTGCCGCAGGATTCCAGCATCTAAGAGGGTGCCATCCAAGAACCGCAGGAAGATGCTGTGGAAGTGTAAAAGCTGCATCGACCACAGTTCAATATCGTTCCTTTACCCAGAGGAAAACAAGAGGAAGAAGCTATGGGGGATAGACCGTTAAAGAAGTGCATACACTGCAGCACTCGGTTCAAACCGGCGAGAGCGTTTCAGAAATATTGTGGTGCAAAGTGCAGGAGAAGGGTGGAGCATCTGCGGTATGTTGAGAAGTACCCAGGGGAAAAGAAGAAGCGGCTGGACAACCTGATGCAGTGGAAGAAAGCGCACCCGCTTCGCGCCATCAGGATCAAGAAGCGATTCTTCAACACGAAAGGATTACCAACATGGCTGATTGGAGCATGAATAAAGAGAGGACTTTGAAGTACCTGCGGGAATCAATACCCCAAGGGGAACACCCGACGCCGCATGCGGAGTTTATTTCCGTGCGACTAGATGCCGTACAAAACGCCATCGCCCACCTTGAGAGGCTTATAGACAATCTGGAGTGGACGAACAAGGGCATCGACGAGTGGAGGACGGTGGCAGTACAGGCAACAAAGCAAGCCGCGATGTCCCGAGCTACAGCGAGTGTGGCGATAGCACATCTGCAAGCCGTGCTCAACGGGGCACGATCACACACTGAACAGCAACTTGCCGATACCGCAGCGCGGGACTGGCTCACGTCAATAGGGGGATGAGATGAACGACCTTATAGTAGGCACAGTAGCAGTCTTTACGGGACTCACAATAATATTCGCCGTGCTCATCATTAATATGGAGCAACGTCTTCGCTGCATAGAAGCAGTGAAGGACAAGCCCGCGGCGGAGATCGTGGTGGTGTGCAAATGACCGACAAAGAAGCAATGAAGTTGGCGTTTGAAGCTTTGGTGTCAATCAATCCAGAGTTTGTCTGCAATAGCGCACACCATGCAAAAAAAGACAGGCATGAATTTGATGAAGAGTGCCCCGTTAATATGCGTTATCGAACCGCCATCGCCGTACTTGAAGAGCAATTGGAAAACCATAAGAAATGGGTTGGGCTGACGGATGAGGATATAAGTGCAGTTGATTGGAAACGCAATGAAACACTACATGACTTTGCCAGAAGCATCGAAGCTAAACTCAAGGATAAGAACACATGAAAATAAAATACGTAGTGCAGTACACCTGCGACCAATGTGGAGAGAGTGTTGGTTATTTTGGGTGGCTGTTCACAGTGCTTCGCATACCCCTGTTGAAACACCGTTGCAAGGAGAAGAGCGGTGAATAAATTGCCCGAAGTCCTGCTCGCAGAACAGATCATGAAACTGATCGGCAAGCGCAATCCGCAGATTGTTTTGAAGGCGATTATGATCGTGCTTAAAACAACGGAGGTTGTTGGATTGATTGAAGGGGGGAAGAACGCATGAATTCATGGGGTGAAGACGAATACGACAAAGCCAGGGCTAGGAGCCAGCGGCGAACAGAACGGATGGATAACCTGATGCAGTGGAAGAAGGCGCACCCGCTTCGTTCTATACGGGTCAAGAAGCGATTCTTCAACACGAAAGGATTACCAATATGGCTGATTGGAGCGTGAACGAAGTGCTTAAACTGGCGCTCAATGCGCTTGTGAGAGGGGAAACAGTGTTGCGATGGGAGGCTATTGCTGCAATCAAGGAAGTTCTATTGGAGGAGAAAAACAATGGATAGGTGGGGGTACGAGGACGAGTACGACAGGGCAAAGGCAAAGAGCGAACGGCGCAGGATAAGGATGGCAAAGTACAGGGAGAAGAAAGATGATTTTCTCAGTGTGTCAGGTGTGCAAAAGGAATCAAGCAGTGAAGCAGGTTCTAGTTCCACACGGCAAAAGCTTCAGGAAGATGGCAAAGTGCGAGGCATGCAGCAAGCGCAAGAACGTGACCAAATTTAGCGGAGGAAAGAAATGATTGACTTCGAGATGACCGCCAAGACGCGGGATGAACTGATTGAGAAGCTGGAGCAGTACCAGCGTGACTACCCCAAGGGTGGGTACGGGACAACGGTACGGGTACCGTTGAAAGACGGTGACATCTGGAAAGCACGCATTGTGCGTGGGGAGAGTTGCGAATGAACCAGATCAAAGAGACCGACATCACATGGCAAGTACACCGTCTGATGTGTGATTGCGGTGGTGAGTTTGAGCACAAGTTCAACATCAAATATGCTGACAAGCCATTCACCCATGTGTGCAACCAATGCAGTGCTGTGCAAGACATGGCAGACATTTATCCGAAGACGGTGTGGGAGGAAACGAAATGAACCAGATACCTGATTACTCCATCTCCTTGCTGGAGATACAGCAGTTGCGGAAGAAAGCCAGCGAAGCAGCCAAGCTGGGCCAGTGGTCCGAGGTGTGCGATCTGGCTGATGAAATCCTGGTCAAAGCCAGAACGCTGAGAATGTTTTGTTTGAACAAACTGGACGCGGAGCATTTGTTGTTTCAACAAAATCAGCAATGGATGAATTCGCATGAACACGAACCCAACTAAGAAAGAGCGAGAGCATCTTTTAAGGGTTAAACGATTGCCCTGCTCCGTGTGTGATATGCCAGGCCCAAGCTATGCTCACCACATATCGCAGCAATTACAGTACACGGCAGTCGCACTGTGCCGGGACTGCCACCAAGACGAAATCCTGGGCATTCACGGCCAGAAAAGAATGTGGTCAATTAAAAAGATGGACGAACAACAAGCCCTAAACGTAACTTTGCAGCGGCTTTTTGAGGGTAACTGGTAAAGTTTACCAGATAGAAAGCCTACTTTAACTACGCGCACGGTTTAGTTAAAGTAGGCGGGTTTCCCTTTACTTCTTCATGCTCTTGCGAACTTCTTCAGCCTGCTCGGCGGCCTGGATAATCAAAATCTTTAGATCGTCAATTCGATTCCGCTTATCGTCCGCAGACATTTCTGTGTCCGCCGAAATTAACTGAATTTGCTTTCGGATATTGGCCATATTCTTGGCGGTTTTGTCGTAGAACTTTGCCATGGCAATCTTATCACCGCGCTCAGTGATGATTTGTTCCACCTTATCCGCCTGCCCAAGCTCGGCATAGTGCCTCATATCCGCATAAGCTTGACTGATTTCCTTGCTGTTTTCATAGAATGAGGTTACGTACCTGGATTGCGTTGCAGGCAGGGATTTAATAAACCCAACACTTGTTACATCCACCCATTTTTCTGCTGGATATTCTCCGTCCCGGAAGGGCTGAACGGCAAACTTGGAAGACCAAGCAATTGTCCCACCAAGCCACCCAAAGTACGCTTTGATGGCGTAGTCCACTTGGACCGGCGACATTTCGGCCTTTTCTGGCAAGAAAATATTAGCAACTCCGCCCAGAGCAATTGCAAGGGGGCTTGTTTGGTCTGTCATACGCTCCGCCTTAGACAGCCTCTCCATGCCCGCCGATTCAATCGGTGAGCCTGTAAAGCTATCCTTGTTAGCGTACAGATCAACAAGAGGTTTGACAAACTGCGGAAGATTGAAGGCAAACGTATCCACGACCATCCGCTTCAGGCTATCTTCAAATTGCTTGCCCTCCGCGCCTTGATCAAATATCTGCTCCGCAGTTCTTTCCGCGATTGTGCCAAATGCGCCAATCTCAAAAGGCTTTGGAACTCTTAGCGCATACTCCATTCCTGGAAGCTTGAACCACCAGAAATTATCGCGGTCCCAATCATCCCTTCGTTTGTAATCCTCATCGTCCTTAAAGGCAAAATACAAGGCTAATGACGCAAGCGCCACGGCTCCGGTAACGGTGGTAAATGCAGCAGCCTTTTGTTTATCTGTTTGCTGTATTTCCTTGCCTGTTATCGTGTTGTAGAAAACCCTGGAGGTGGGCAGTATTCCGTCGCGGCCCAACTTGTACAGACCTTGAACACGGGCATTCAGGAATGGGACTGTTTGGGTCAAAATTCTAAAAGCTGGCCACGATCCCTGCATGGAAAAATCAAGCAAGTCGCGGGCATAATAAGACGCCTCAAGATGGCTCATTCCCTTATCGCGCATCTGTTGATAAAGAGCCATCCTGTTTACGGCTTCAGACCTATTGCCCCAGTCTTGGTAAATCTCCCATGTACTCTTGAGGGCATTTGCAACTTGGGCTGGCGTGGTCAAAATATGCTCTTTCTTCACGCCTTGCGCGAGAAGCCTTTTGATCATATTTGCTTGATCGCCCTCTATCACCGTACCGAAATTAAACACACCACCACCTGCAAGGGCAGATATGTGGGCGGGATTGTTTTTATTGGAAAGCGCCCATGAATTCACGACATTAGCAAACGGGTTTTTACTGAGGTCGCTTATAGCCATAGCCTGAATAGAGTCCCTAAACAAGTTTCTGACCTTAAAGGCTGGCGATACAGTTACCCCAAATTGCAAAATGTTTTTGAAGTCTCTGGCGATGCTTACAAATTTAGATTTAGGCCCGAGGTAACCAATGGACATAATCGAGTCCAAAAGCATTGGGTCTATTACGCTGTAATAGGTCGGTTGACCATCAATCATGACCTTGGCTGCGCCCTTGCCAGATTCAGTCATCCACGGCTTAACGCTTCCATCATCAAACAGCACAGGCTGTAAGCTAGTGGTTCCGCCAGATGTTTTTACCGGCTTCAGGATATGAACTTTTCCATCAATAAGTTGATATTGTTTTTTCAGGTTTGGTTCAGCGCCGCTCATCTCAACAGCCGCTTCCATGGTTTTTGAGGCGGCTTGGTTCTTCATTGACGCAGAGAGAATGTGGCTCCAGTTGCGTAAAGTATTTTCCATTAGATCGGCAAATGGGCTGGCCCCACCTTCCAATTTCTTGGAAAAATGTTGATTGGTAAGGCCGCTGGAACTCATTACATTTGATACGTCCCCATCCTCCATTTCTCGATAGAACGGCACATACCAAATGTCTGCAGCAAATCTTTCGTAACCGATAGGGTTTTTGCGAAGATTGGAAATTATTTCCTGCTTTTCTTCTTCTTTGATATCAGTCCTTGCCGCAGTCCTGGCTATTGCCTTTTCCGTGGAGTCAATCAATCCGGCATCCAAAGCCACCTTCAATACCGATTTGTTCAGGGCGTTTAATGTTTGGCGAACCTCGTTGTAGACCTCTACCCTTGGTCGGCCATTGATTCTTCCATTCACCAATTCTGCGCGACGGGCGATCAATTCATCAATTCCCGGCATCTTGGATCGCTTTTCGGTGGGCAGATTGAATTCTCTATTCAAGGCAATCCACATCTGGTAGCGATCCACTTCATTCCCAAGTGGTTTTAATGCATCAATCAACCCTTTGGTATTCGGCCTGATATTGAGTGCGCCGCCGTCATTGAAGACATGGCCGTTGAATAGTAGTCCATGTAACGCTCCATCTATGGTCTTGGAAAGCCGAGCCAGCATGTACCCTTCTTCCGTGTAATCCCGTATGGTTCTGAACTGGTCAGCAGTGCCTTGCGCCACTTTTTGCCAAAAACCATTACGCATGCCGTTGATCTTGTCAAGAATTGTTGCGCGTTTTGGGTGGAAGATGGGGCGAGCTTTATCCAGGAAATCATCTGGCACATCAGCAAATGTTTCCTTGGCAGGGGGCTTACGCTTTTGAAGAATTTCCTGCGCCCGATCTTTAATGGAAGAATAAGTCTCCGCCTCCGAAAGCATTTCGGACGAAACAAATTTTCCATCGGCTTTTGCCAGGCTATCCAGCGCCCGAATAATGGGGGCTTCTGACCGCATTCCAAACAGGTCTTTTGCCTTTTCAGCAAACTCGCGCAGCCAGTTCTTTAGCCTCTGAAGCAAACTGCCTTTTATGTCAAATCGTCCAGCAACAATTTGACTTCCGTTGACAGCCCAAAACTCAGAGGGATTGACCAACTGATAAAGGCTTGTATCCACCTTTCCATCCTTCAACAGCTTCATGGCATCAGTCATTGCGGCCTGACCGCCCTCACCAAAGTGGTGATCCATCAGGTGCTGGAAAAACTGTTTATCCGCGTCTGTGGTGGCCTTTTTGGAATAGTATTTAAGGGCCGATGCCCACGACTTCGTTATTGCGTTGCGTATGTCAGCGGGCATCATCCTTTCAAGGTGATGCAACATTTCATGAACCGCAGTTTCGTCGTTAAAATGATCTTTGAAAAGCGTCATTATCCTGCCAAAAGGATAATACTGGCCCGCCACGCCTTCCTCTGATGGTTTTTTAACACTTATTCCAAGGTCGGCAAACAAAGCGGGATTTTGCAAAACAAACCACTCCGCCATATTTGCTTCTTGTTCAGAAATGTATCCCCTGCGCTTTGCTTCTAATAGTTTTTCCCGAACGTAATCAGCCCCGCGAACGCGAAGTTTTGGCTCTTTAGTGTATTTAGATGTCTCGATAAACCTGGTCATCCAATCCACTTCATTGACAAACTGCGTATCCGTAATCTTATCTTCTCGCCAATCCCTTAAAAGTTTGTCAACACGGCGCTTCAGCGATGGGATTTTGGTTGCACCAACAACCGGCTCTGCCTTGGCTGCATTTAAATTTTCAAATTCTTTTGTCTCTGCGGGCTTTGGCTGATCAAACAACCCAGGAGCAGGTGCAGGCTTCAGTGCTTTGTAAATGTCAGATACGGGAACCTTTGGATTTTGGCCAAACATATCCGGTTCCGCCTGAGTTTGTTTATATGCAACATCTGCCAGTTCGCCCAAAAACTCTCCCATCTTCTTGGGGGATCGCGGGTTTTCGGCAAACATTTCCAGCACGGCTCGGGTGTTCTCATCCATGCCAATGTCGCCTTGAGCTACATAGTCTTTTAGTTTGACATTCATGCGCCGAGCGTTAATTGCTAACTCCGCCGCATTGGCTATGGTGGGGCGAACATCGTATTCGCCCGCGTTAGCAAGTCTGGACATTTTTGGTGCGGCCTGCGCCATGCCGCTTAAAATATTTCGAGCGTCAGGGTCCACTGCTTGCGCGTAAAGATTGATCAATGGCTCGCTTTGATATGCCTTGTAAAAGACGGCATTGTTGAGGCGATCCACCGCCAATTTATTTGGCAATCCGTTGGCGTCAAGCAGCTCTCCATGCTCTTCTTTTGGCATGGCCATGACAAATTGCTTTAAAGTATTTCCGCCAAAACTTCCATCTTCATTAAAACTAAGTCCTTCAAGATCAAATCTATTTTGATCGTTCTTGGCAGTTTCTACCGGATTAAATCTTAGTTGCCCACCAACATTTGAAATATCCGCTATGTCGGGGGTCACATACTTTTTGGGCATGACCCGAACCAATACTGGATTCGGGGTGCCCATCACCACGTTTTGATCCACCCCATGCGAGGTGTCATCTACAAGTTTCTGCGTATATTGCGCGGCATTTTGTTTTTCGTATGCCCCGCGCAAACCGGCAATTCTGCCGTTGCCAGCCACCGCTCTGATGCTTGGAACATTTATGTCGGCATAGGATTTGTTCGTTGTTCCGTCATACTTGTGCGATGTCATCAGATCGTTCGCACTTACCACTGCGTACTGAACTGGAATCTTGCGACCATCAGAGGCGGTTACAATCTCCACTTTGCCCATCTGATCTTGAGGTATTTTGAAATCACTGATGACCACGGGAGCGCCCGATGCGAAATCGGGAGACATTTTTAGGCGATCATAGTCCGGGTTGGCAACCAAGCCGGACATTTGCTCAATAGAGGCTACGGTAGCTCTATCCCTGTTTTGCAGTTTTTCAAAAAGATTTGCAGATTGCTCTGGAAGCCCAATGGTGTAATCGCCAATTAGGTTTTGAGGGCTTGGCAAATTCGTTGCCGGAGGCGCAGGAGGCTCTACAGGAGGCTGTATCACCGGAGGCGCAGGGGGCTCTACAGGAGGCGCGGGAGGCTCTACGGTAGGCTCAACTGGTGGCTGTTGAATTGGCGGCTCCACCGGTACTCCGGGAACCGCTGGAGGCTCAATTGGCGCGGGGGCGATCGGTGGCACAACAGGCGGTTGTGCGGGAGGCTCGAAGGTTGGCGGCGCGGAACCAGCTGGAAGCCTAGGATATTCAGTCGGCGCTTGAGGAACCGGCTCAACTTCCGCAGTCGGCGGCTTTTCTTCCACTGGCTGTATGGTCGGCTGGGCCTCTGGCCCACGTTGCAATAGGCCAGATATACCGCCCATCCCTATCCCGCCAATAGCAGCCATACCGGCTGTTTGCCCAAGCCCCTGCGTTAGACTCTGCTCTGGACTAACGTCCCTTAAGGCTATGTTTTGAGAAAGCCTGCCACCAGTTTCCTCAGTTATTTCGCTCAGAGCCTCTCCAAGTGATCCTTGGGCCAGCCTGGCAAGTCTCCCACCCTTTCCTGGAACCCCCGCCAGCGCGTCTTCAAGCGTTCTTGCGCCGGGAAGTTTTTGGGCAAGCAACGATATAACAGCACCAGATGCTCCCGCGCCTCTGGCTTCGTTAATAGCTATAGCGGCAGCTTCTGGCGCAGAAACTTTTTGTTTTATTAGTTCGTCGTATACAGATTTGTATGCCTCAGACCCAACATCAGAACCTTGCTGCAATGCAGCAGCGGCAACCGCAGACCGAGAGGCAATTTTCGCGGTGGCCATTTCGGAAAGTTCAAGCCCGCCAAGCAACTCTCTGGCGGCAAGCGTACCTCTGGCAATTTTTGCCCCACCAAAAGGCACTGTCAGTTGTGGTAATTGTTCCAGTGCAAAAGACGTTAAGAGCGCCGGGTCTTTGATGGTTTCAGAAAAAGCGGTTCCAAACGCAGAAAGTTGACCCTTCTTTTCTGCCTCTTGAATGGCGGCGGCTCTTGCGCTTTCTCGGGCCTGCAAGCCCTTAGACTTCATCCCTTCGCCAATCTCCTGCAACTCCTGTCCAAAGCGCATGGGTAGCGTATCCATGTCTCCGGTTGCAAGACCGTAAAGCTGTCCGGGGAACTTAGTCAGCGCCCCAACCCCGCTGACAATCGCCGCCCTTGGGTCGGATATAAGAGCCTCCTCCCAAGAACGCTCTTTCAGTTTTTCTGGACTAGGAGGAATTCCTGCGGACGGATTTTGTGCCAAAATGGCCGCAACGATTTCATTTTTTGAAGCGCCTTCCGGCCCATCTATTTCATAAACATTGCCATCCGGGGCAGAAATTTCATAAGTCGGCATCTTTAGTCCTTTTTATTTGTGGTGTTTGGTTTTCCCCATTTTGAAAGGTCAATTGCAGGAGCGGCGGCAACGCCCAGTCCTGGGAAACGAGCAAGATAATCACCGATAAAGTCATTTCCCGTTTTGCCGGGATTAGCCTTTAACCACGAGGCTTGACCCGCCAAGCCCGCTTTTTCCCAGGCTTCATGGGCATCCCTAACTGCCTGCCGTCGCATATTTTCTTGACGATCACGAGATGCTTGATCGGCTATATCACCTCTGCTCTGTGCCGCCAGTTGGGTCGCTTGAGACCGCGCAGCATTTGCGTCTGCAGAAGATGACAGCCTGTATTCTTTAATTGCAAATATGTTTAGGATTTTGGTATTTATATCATCGGTCTTTTCTTGCCAGGTTTCCTGTGCTTTTTGTTGCTTATCTTTTGCCGCAACCAATGCATTGTAATCACCAATAGCCTCTGCTCTCTGGGCTTGCCTTAGAGCAGCAATTCCATCCTTTCTTGCTTGCTCGGCTTTGCGATAGTCCTTCTCCACTGAGCCAAGTTCTTGCACGGTCATTCCAAGACCATCAGCAAAATTTTTCAAAGCGTAAGGGGATGTGCCGCCTGCCGCTTTAAAGAATCCGGCAGACCATGCAAGGAGCCTATCAATATCGCGGTTTTTAATTGCTTGATCCGTATCTTTCTTGAATTCATCAAGACGCTCTTGATATCCCTGCGTGTCCACGCCTTTCTTTTTCAGGAACGCGGCTTTGCCCTCAATGGACTCTCGCTCCAACTCTTCGTCCGTTTTTTTCACGGGAGCCGTTCTATTTGACAATCGCTCCATCAAATTTTTTTGCAACTCCCTTTCTTCGGGAGACAAAAACTCGCTTGAATCAGAAGGCACTCTAGGTTGATTTGCCATTGCTGCACGGGTGGCGGGGGCGGCAGAAGCGGCTGGGGCAGGCTGCGCATTTGCTTGTTGTGTGACTGCCGGAGCAGCCGGTGTTTCCGCAATGTTCGCGGCTGTTGCCGCCCTTGCCTCTGGGGTTTGACTTGCAATCCCAGCCTGCACTGCAGATATGGGCTTGAACCCAAACCGCGCAGGCGCACCGGCACCCGCCGCTTCCGCCGCTACGGCATAATTATTTTCCAGAGTAGCCGTTTCGTTTGCCAACAAATAGCGCCTTTGCAACGCTTGCTTGTATTCATCCGGGTTGTCTCGCCTCTGTTTAAAGCCAAATTTTGACAATTCTCTCTCTGCTTTTGTCAATTCAGCCCGCGATGCATCAAGACTTTTTCCAATGGTTTCTACCTCCCCCGCAATCTGAGCGCGTCGCCCCTGCACAACTCTTGGATCAACGGTTTGGCGAGATTCAAAATCCGACCCCTCTCCGGCGCTTGGCGAATACATCATCAATTCCGCACCCAGTCCCACAGGACTAGAGGCAGCTCTTCCAATGCCTCCAAGAAAATCCAAGGCCCGCCCCATGCGACCCGCGCTTTCGGCAGACATTGCTGGAGTAGGAGTTCCACGCAACGGCTCAATTTTGTTTGGAGCGGTAAGAGCCGTTCCGGTGGTGGGTTTGGTGGAATACTCTAAGGGTTGGCCAACCTGGCTCGGCTCCGGCGCAGTGGGGAACCGCCTATTTGCTGCGTCTGCCGCCCGCTGCTCCGGCCCCATTACATTTCCTTGGGGATCAACATAAAAATCCCTTCCAGGAACCGCCCCTCGTTCTGTTGCTTTCTCAAGCGCATCCATTTGTTCTCTGGTCATCGCTTGACCATCTGGGCCAACATACAGGCTATCGGCCCCACGGGTAACGCCGCCGCCCTCATCAAATGCAACGATTCCGCCCTGCGCGGCTTGGAATGTTTTTCCAAGCGATCCCGCATCCAAAGAAGCCAAACCATCTTGCCGCATCGGTTGAGCGGCGTCAGACATAATCTGGCGCTCTAGGTCTTGATTGACGCTGGACAGCGCGTTTTTCACATCATCGGCAACTGTGGATTGCGGCGCAGCGCCTTGCATTCCACCGGCTTGTTGAGCCATCTGAACGGCTTGTTCAGCCTCTTTTTCTCTACGCGCTTTCTCAAGCAATCGGTGAGCGGTAATTAACTGCACCAAAGATACGTTCGGCGTATTTTGAATGGCCTGCCCAATCGCTGGCATTATTTCATTTTCAGACACGCCAGAAAGATATTTCCTTGCAGCGGCATAAGCTTCCGGGTTGATCAACGAGTTCATATTTGTATGTCCTTATTGCATTCTGGCGTATGCGCCAGCCAAACTTCCTATGCCGCCCAGGCTCCCGGCCACTTGAGACAGTGGGCTTGCAGGAGCCTGATACACCTGAGTAGTCGATCCACCAACCGGCATACCCCGCAGTATGTTGGACATATACCCAAGCTGAGTATACGGGTACTGCTGTTGGGTGAGGAAGTCTTGATAGTTCTGGCTGAGAATCTGCTGCTGCAGGGCTTGCTGTTGAGCGCCCGCCTGCTGCTGCGCGGCGTTGATGCCCATGTTCTGCCCGTAAGCCTGCTGACCCAAGTTACCGAGCGCACCGGCTGCGGATAGCTGCTGACCCAGCCCCTGAAGCCCTAGATTAGCCCCGAACTGACGCGACTGCTCCCCTGCCTGCTGACCTGCCAATCCATACTGGGCACGAAGTTGAGCGTTTTGCAAGGCTTGCTGGTTGGCGGCGAGGTTCTGTTGCATCCCCAAACCTTGCATCTGGCCGTAGGCACCCTGATTGGCAAGTTGTGCTTGAAGACTTTGGCCCGCACCCAATTGTTGAGTTGCCAGTTGAGCCGCCAGATTTTGTTGCCCCGTGCCCATTCTGGCTTGTTGGTTTGCCAGTGCGGCTTGTTGTGCAAGCTGGGCGTTTTGCAGGTTGGCGGCTTGACCAAACTGGCCCTGCTGAAGCCCGAACTGCCCTGCCATAGCCTGATTGGCAAGCCCGGACTGCTGAAGAGCCTGCTGGTTGGCGAGGTTCGCTGCTTGGTTGAACTGGCCCTGCTGAAGCCCGTACTGGCCCGCCAAAGCTTGGTTGGCCAACCCCGCCTGTTGGGCAAGCTGGGCGTTCTGCAGGGCGGTGTTGTACCCCATGTTCTGGTTGGCGAGCAGTGCCTGCAGTCCAGCGGACTGGTTTGATTGTTGCGCCTGCAGCCCCGCCGCTTGGTTAAGCTGCTGCGCCTGCAGCCCGGTCTGCGCCTGCA